GCAACACTCGGGCCAGTCTGGTATGCTCACTGCCCAACCCAGTTCCACTGCGCGGTCAATCAGTTCAATGCCTGCCTTGTCTTGATCAGGCACCACAGTTATCTGTTTGTCTAGACTGCGTATCAGTCTTGCCTGGGCATCACTTATGGTGTTGTGCATCACTGCCACGCCGCCTATGCTGAGTGCATCAAAGATGCCTTCTGTCACAATCACATGTTGCCAATCTGCTGGCTGTAAGTCTACACCAAACACATAGCCTGGCTGACTGTCACTGATGAACTTGGGCTGTCGGTCATCTAAAAATCTACAGGTGTATCCCACAATCTTGTTGTCATAGGTAAATGGTATGACCACATGCAGTCTTGTCCAATGGATGCCATCGTTTTGTATCTGCACCATAACAGGAAAGTCGTTGGACACATGTCTACCACGCACATAATCCCAATAAAACTTGTGCTCGGGTGTCAGCAATTCAGCAAACGGTGGCAAGTCTCGTTCTTCAAATGACACACCACTCAGTGTGTTCCACATCTGTTGCCGATCTTGTATTATACCGTGTATGCTCCGATGCCGCAGACTTTCAAGATTCAGCATCTCTATTTCTACTTCAGGAACATTCATCCAGCTCAATAACTTTCGAGCTTTATAACTTACGGTCCGGCCCAATATGAAACTGGCTGTGTATGAACAATTGAAACAGTGATAACTCCACCCCGCCTCAGTGGCTTTGAGCCCACCACGTCCTCGCCGATCCTGTGTTGATCCATTGTGCTGACAACATACCGCATTGAAACTCAACCAACCCGAAGGTGTTGGTTTCTTTTTTGCAGGCAAGTAAGCAAGGATGTCAAGCATCTGTACAGTTTAACAGATTTGTCACGCAAATGCAACAGTTAACGATAAAGTATGTTGGTCACATAGCCGGTTGTAATCAGCACAGTCACCGCTTGCTCTTCGGTGCCACCAAAGTTCAGTGGCAAATAGCCTGATCCACCATTGGTCACAGTAATTTGCCCAATACCACTTGGGCCTGTGAATGGAGCAGCAACAGCAGTGGCGCCAGCGCCGTTGCCTAAAATTTGAACATAAGGTGCTGCCATGTATCCCATGCCTGCGTTGTTTACTGCAATACCTGTGACCACTCCATCTACCACTGTGGCAGTAGCTGAGGCACCATAGCCTTGGCTGTTGTTGATGGCCAGTCGCAACAGTGGATAGAACCCCACAACATTGATGTAAAAGGTGCCAGTTTCGTCAAAGTACTCACGACTTTCTGTGACATCTACCCAGACAGCTTCGTAATCCTGTGCTGCCTGTACTTTGAGGGTTCCGGTGTAATGATCCAGATCATACTTGATTGTGGTCAAGCTGGCACCTGTGGTGTCAATATGGCTTGAGTAGTATTCTGTGAGATAATTGCGTGACAGTGGCTGTGGGTTCAATGCCCAGTCTGGGTAGGAACTTGGCCCGGGTTGTGGCCATGAATTCTTGCCGTTTATTGTGGGTATTGATACTGGTTGACTGGCAATAAACTGCGGTAGCACTGAATCTACAATATCGCAGTCGGCTCTAGCACCAGCATTGTCATCAGTGAATGCAGCCTGTACATAGTTGCCTTGTGTGCGTTCGATGCTGTAACTGCCGGGCTGTGCTAGTATGTTAATGGTGTCCGCTGTGTCCAGCACAACTTTGACCCGTCCCAACGTGGCACTGAGCACAGTCATGTCTTTTTCGATCAGTAATTCATCACCAGACTGATTCAGCAATCTAAAGCGGAATGTGCTGCCTGTGATGTTCACAGGTTTTTGGTCCTGGTTGATAAATTCAAACAACAAAACGTTGTCTACACCTTTGTTAACAGTTAAAGTTTTTGCGTACACTGGGTCGTACCTCGCAGTAAAGTATCCACCACTGGTGTCAATCAAAAGTACCCGAATGATTTGTTGATATAAGTAAGCAGTGGTTGAATACATAGGATCCTCAATACGTATTTATGGGTAATAACATCTTTGAAAAACTGGCGGAAAAATATCCTTTTATAACTCTTTGCGTTTACGCCAGCAACGAGTACATCGGAGTAGTGCAAAACAGAGACGATGCTGTTACAACCATCTACGACTTTGGTGCTGTGCTCTCACAACAAGACAAATTAGAGTTTTTGGAACTGGCCAATACTTGGTGGTGGGAAAGCAATCGTAGCATACCCATCAACATATTCCTGCGTGGAGATTGGGATCAATTCCGTTTTACTCTGCGCACATTCTCCAACAAAGACCTTGAAATCTTGCATGGCCCTGTGTGCAGTTTGATAGACATTGCTCGCAAAAAGAGCAAGCGAAAAAGCATCACTTTGGTGAAAAGAATTGACTGATCAGTTTAAGAGATTCATGTGCAGAGCCACCAAGGCTGCATAGCTCACAGCGTGTGACTTTTTAAATGTATACCCACGCGATTCGTCCCCATCCCAAACACTCGCAAACACTTGATCCCAGGTCCGACGTTGTAAATGTGCTTTGCCCGGTCTAATGATTGAAATAAAAGCAGCCATCCTGGGTATGGAGTCAGGTTGCATAGCAGCCATTAAATCCACGTAGTTGCCCACGTGAACCAACTGACTGGCCCAGGGTTTGTCCGTCCACAGTCGTGACCAAGGAGGTGCGGCTGACAACATGGCGTCATAGTGTGCAGGATCTTGGATCAACTGATACACACTCATGTTCAACAAGTCAATTTTGAAATAACCGCGCTGCTCTGCTGACTCGTAGTCTATGGCTGCACAGCCGTGTTCAGGATCTTCAGGAATATCAGTGACGTAAATACCAGAATTGTGTCGTCGAGGTCGGCCATCCACGACCTGTCTAGCAGGTGTGTGCCGGATCAGTTCTAGTATTCGAGCACGATCCGGAACGTCAATATCGATATCTGCACTCATATTCGACACAATGCCACAACAGTTTTCAATTGCTCTTCAGCTTCACGAACAGCCCCCAGGGCATCTGCCACAGCAGGATACTGTTCAGCCATACGCCGGGCTTCTGCTTCTTCCTGCATTTTTTTATGTGCCCACTCAATAGCGTCAACTGCAAAAGGTGTCAGCGCAATGTTGACTGTGCTGCTGGCGGTCTGCCATGTTGCACCATCATACACTTGCATTTCATTGCCATAATATCGAACTAGACCTGCACTGGGGGTGCTGGGACTGATATAAGGGATTGTAGGAGAACTATTCACGGTTATGTGTGATCCTGTGCTGCTTATACGTGTATTCATGTTACCATCCTGCTTGTTTCAATATTTCTTTTGCGTATTCAGCATCTGCGGCATAGTCTGCGAACTTCTTTTGCCATATGTCTGAGTCTATATAAGGCCATATCATGGCCACTTGGTCTGCTGTGAGTTCACCCAGGAACTTTTGTCCTGACTCACAATTATAAATCACCCAGGGACTGATACGTCCTGTTGTGACAGCATGGCACATGGCATGACTGCTGCCATAACGCAAACAATCATGTGACGGCGCTGAGTGTCGTTCACTCCAGTCTATGCCAAACTCCACTGCTCGTGCAAGTGCGTCGGCCACTGCTTCCACTTTCAAATAATCCAGCAAGTACTCAGTGTAGATTTTATCACTGCCCCAGTTGTCAATCTTTTTGTTGTGCTTCAACAACCACTCTGTAAACTGTCTGGGATTGATTGCCTTCGTGCCCACACAATATCTGCCAAACTTAACAAAGGCTCGGTAGTACGGTGAGTCTGCAAAGTCATCAAATGTTTTGAGCCTAGCACTTCCTTGTGCAATCTCATAGAATCTCAAGTAGGATTGAAAACCCAGTTCAACACCACGCTCACTGCGTTCTGATCTGCGGCGCTTGGGCTCACACAAATGCACCACAAGACTTTCTGCTCGACGAAATATTTTCTTGCAGTAGCCGCAGGTTAGTTCACTTAGTGTCTCGGCCATGGTCTCGGATGTGTTGATCAAGTTCTTTCTTTGTGGTCATTGCGGCTAGCATGGCTATTTCATCTTCTTTGTAGGTGGGAAACAACTCTGCCAGCTGCTTTTTAATAGCACTTGCTCCTGCACCTGTTTCTTTCTTCTTGGGAGAGATCCAGTTGTGTCTGGGTGTGCCCATGTCTGGACTCACTGTTGTGGCACACAACCATTGCAGTTCGGGATGTCGATTAATATTAAAGAAGTGTTTGTTCAGTCTCTCGTTGGTGGAGATCAAATAGAACTCTTGCAAGTCCTGTGAGCCTTCCACACAGCTGGCCCAACGAATCATGAGATAGTTGGAGAACTTTTTGCGTTCCTCTTCTGTGAGTTCGCGATAGAAGTTTCTGTTTTTGCGATCCAATTGTCGCATCTCGTTGGCAATGTTTAGTTTGTCGCTCACTTTTTATCTACCTTGATCAACTTGTATATCATTATAACACGTTCCAAGGAGTCTTGTAAAGCAGGCGTGGTCTTGGCCAGGCGTCGGATTTCGCCCCACATTTTATCTTCCTGCAGTCGATCAAACAAACTGTCTCCGGTTGATGTTTGCTTGGTATAATCAATTTGGTGTCCCGTCACAGGATCGTAACTGTAGCCCATGAGTTGTCGAGTACTGGGATCAGCACCTGCTTCACGGGCATACACTTGATTGTCCACACGCTCGTAGATGTAGGTGGCGCCGGGTTTAAGAGTTCCCATACTTGTAGCCATATTGTGCATGTGCCCAGCGCAGGAATCGTTCTAGTCCTTGCTGATCTTCTGGGTAACT